ATGCAGGGAGGGGGTGGTTTTTACGAGACCCCCCCTATGGGTGTTTTGAGGGTCGGGTTTGGGGGTGGATTGCCCAGTTCTTGCTGTATCGAAGTCGCTTTCCTTTACTTTCTTGTACGAATTCGTGAAGTCAGACGCAAGAATCGCAGCGATTGCTCGCTCATGTTCCGCATGATTCTCTTCTTCAGTGAATTCATCGCTGTTTCTCTCGACTCGAGCCAGCATTCCACACGCATCATAGCCTTCGGTCATCTCAAACAAGTACCAACGCTTCCATTCCTTGAAGGGATTCCATGGATTATTGACACTTGTAAGCATTGTCTGATCTTTGATCATTTAAAATCCCTCCTTTCACGAAGTCGATCCGCCGTTTAAGTACTTGGAAACCGTACTCTTGCTAAGTCCGACCATGTCTGCGATCTGCATGTAAGTGTAACCGCTCGCACGAAGCGCTTCGATTCTGCTCTGCTTTGCAGGACTGATCTTTCCGTAGCTTCTCGGCGTAGCATAACTTCTGAGTGTTTCGGCGTTTGAGTGTCTTAGGATCTTCTTAAGCTTCGTATCGCTGATCGCGCCGGCCTGGATTGCGTCCCACATTCTGGGAGAGATCTTGATCTCGAAGCGGTGTGCCCCGAATCGCACCCTGTTGCGTGCCAAAGCCTGCTGTGCGATCTTCTTTTTCTCTTTTTTGGTCATGTCCGGATGCTCTTTTATCATCGCTTCGACCTCCAAGTTCGCTGCTCGCTGCGCCTGACGTTCTCTGGGCGCGTTTGCTTCTGCCAATCTAAGCTGATCCATCAAAGACTGTACTTCATCCTTATATGTTTTGGCCGCGTTCGCATCGTACTTCAGTTTTCCGGCACGAATGCTTTCGATTCTGGCTTCATTCGCCTTCGCTTTCATCCAGTTCGCATAGTAAGCGTACATTTCTTCCTTCTGCGTTCCACTGGACAACTTGCGGGCGTCATCTGCCTCGGCCATCTGGGTAGACTTCTGGGTACGTGTAATCACCTTGCCGGTCTTTCTGTCCACATAGGTCAGGTCATCTGCAAGCTTGTAGATCTCTGCTCCCTCCGGCTTGTTGGGGTCATACCAGGGTTTGCCCTCCTGGTTGATACGGGGACTGCCCTGCCGCTTCGGCACGCTGTAATCGCCCTTTGCTCGGCTCAGAAGGGTACTTGCACCATACTTCTCCTCTCCATCCTCATCGTAATGGAGTTGATACTCCCGCTTAAGGGCGTCTATTCTGTTGTCGACTGCACTGGCCTGCCAGTCAAGCTTGTGCTTATTGGCATCGATGATCGTCATCGAGTGAGCTACTGCCCTCGCCAGCTCGTCGTCGTTGGCGCCCTTGAGCTGCATATCGGTAATGAGGTTACTGACGATGCCCATCTCACGCTGTGTGTTCTCTTTGGAGAGGACTTTGATCTGATGCCCGTCCCGCCAATAGGTCTCATTGCCGTTCTTGTCGAGGCGCATCTCAGTGCCGTACTTCTCCTTTGGGTCAAAGCCTTCCAGTCCCTTTAGGGGATTGGTGGAAAGGATGCGCACGCTACTGGTAGGACTGTTGCACGGTATGACCATCGCCGTGTCTCCGTCGAAGTCCGCACCGCTCAGTCGCTCTGCCACTTTGGAGTTGATTGCAATCAGATCCTGCGGGTTGTCACCATAGAGCCGCTTCGCTTCGGGCTGGTTGTTGTTCACCTTGAGGATCGGGATCTCGAACGTGCCGGCGTGCGGGAATCTTACGAGCGCAACAGTCTCGCCGTCCCTGTAGCCTGGCGCGTACACTTCCGTGTCGCTCAGTGTGCTCAGAGGCATGATCACCTGATACTTCTGCCTCGGAAGGGACGCAGCGTGCAAGTCGACCGCCGTTCCGTCACAGTCGCTGGCGAACTCTGTAAGAAAGTGTGCCTTCACTGTCGGGTTGGTCAGCGCCATGATGTCGTCGAATTCGGCTTGCTTGTCAGCGATCGAGGTGTTCAATTGCTTTCGTATCAGTTCCATGGGCTGCTTGCTCAGGAATTGACTCGGAAGCTTGTCTGTCCAGTCTTCCCAGTCGCCTTCGAGCTTGGTCTTGTTTATAAGACCAAGATGCTCCTTGCCGTCTGCGCCGGTATAGTAGCTCTGCCCGCCTTCTTCTCTGATCAGTGCACCGAACGGGTTGTTCGGATCGCTGCCGATGGGTTTAAGCGGGTCTTTGCCGGGTGCCTTGTTCGTGTTGAATATCACATCGATACCTTCAGGCATCTGATCGTTGTAGAACGCCATACCTTTGAGGTACTTATCGCCGTCCACAAGGATACGGACCTGCGCATAGTGGCTGTTGCCGAGATCGAGGTCTGGACAGCCTGGACGAATCTCGATCGTTCCGTCCTTCTCGACACCAGTGTGCCCATCGGGCGCCACGTCGTTGCGGTAACGTATCATCAGACGGGAGGAGTCCATGCTCTCGGGGTACTCGAATTTCTTCGTAAATATCTCAGCGCCGTCTCCGTCTTCTCTCAGCGTGTAGTCGTTGATGGTCTTGACTTTGTTGAAGTCGTAAATATCTTTGTATTCGATGCCCGGAGCGCACAGAACCTTTTGCGGGGTCTGCTGACCGGGATTCGTCACCTGCTTGATTCCGCCCGGATACACGCCGTAGCCTTCGTCCTCCAATATCTTGAGGGCCTGCTTCATTCTCGTCTCAGAAATGCCGAGCTCAGCCTCGACGCCCTTTCCGACTTCGACCATACCCTTCTCCTGGATCTGCTGCCTTAAGAACTCAGCGGTATCTCTTGCGGCAGAGGAGTTGTGAATGCTTTTTTCATTGATGAGGCTTACGACGGTGTTGTACGGAATATCCATGGCTTTTGCCACGTCGGCTTTGGTCTTGCCGTCAGCGAGCATTGCGAGGATCGCTTTGCGCTGTGTGTTCTTCATGTCGTTGACCGCAATCGAATACTTTGCGCGAAGCTCTGCGGTGTTCTTGCAGCCGACAGCCTTGGCAATCCCAATCTCGCTCATTCCGCTCTTCTTGAGCTCCCTGACTCGGGATATAAAGTCGCCGCGATGCTGGTTCGGGTCTTCACCGCTTCCAAGAGGATATCTGCCGCTTCCCGGACCGGGAGCGCCGTCAAGCTTGCTTCGACCGTAATGCTCCAGATACCGGCTCCTGTCTTTGGCAAGATACTGTTTCATCTTGTCACTTTTGAAAATATAATTCACGACAGTTCCTCCCTCATCTTCAGTTTGTTGATAAGCTTGTTGAAGTTAATGATCTTGTCAATGACGGCCTGGATCTCATCGGGCTCGGGTTCGTGATGCAAGATCTCGTTGTTTTGATAGATCCTGAGTTCCACGTCCAATCCGACCGGCTTCACAGCGTACTCTAGGCAGAACAGCGCCGAATATATCAACAATTGCTCAATGTGTGCCGGGATCTCACCTGTCTTGAGATCGTGGATTCTGAGAAGGTTATCCCTGTAGCAGATCGCGTCCGCTGTGCCGAAACAGTTCTCACTGAAATATAAAACCTGTTCCGGTTTCATTTGGTAACGAATTGCGTCGTTGACATACATGTTCAGCGTCTTATTGCTTCGGGGAAGCGGTTGACCGAGTTCTATACAGGTTGCAGCAAACTCGTGCAGCTTCGTTCCGCGCTCAGTCGCGTTGAAGTGCTTGAATGCTTCTTCAAGTCTTGCGTCATCGTAATTGATCCAGTGATACTTACTCGCGCTCAGAAAGGCATGACTGCCGATCAGATCCGAGTGCTTGTTCCAATTCATTCAGGACCTCCTCTTTGTTTTCGGGAAATATAAAACGGGAAAAGGACATGTTATTCATCCTTTCGACCCAGTATTCCTGATTGGGCTGTCTGTGGCTCTTTCTGTTCTTCTTGCATTCCAGTGTCGCCCATCGGTCTTTGTGTAATATCAATAGATCGGGAATGCCTTGAAGGTGGGAGCTATCGAGCTTCGTGACGATGCATCCGTCGAACCTGCGCTTCAGTTCCCTGATCAAACCGGATTGGAATTTTCTTTCCTGCTGAACTTTTGTCATAACCAACACCCTTGATCAAAATATAAATTCTTTGGATGACGCCTTCCTCGCACAGCTATGGTTTTGAAGAAAGGAGGTCAGCTTTCATGAACAAACGTTGCAGGTTCTTTAGGCGGTTTTTGTGTTCAGTCAGCGTCATCCAAAGCCGGCCCGGAGCCGGATAAAAACGAAGAGAAAAGGATATAAATTACCTCTTCCCCTCATAAAAGGGTCTGTTTTTTTCGCAACGCGATTTTTTGGGTAAAAAATGGGCTTTGGCCATTTGGCCACTTTTTTTCGCTATTTATATATAAATTACATTTTTACAAATTTTCACCAGAATAGAAAAAAAAGTGGCCATTTGGCCAAAAAATCAAAAAAGTGCAAAAAAAGTGCAATTTTTGCCCAAAAATTGCCCATTTTGGCCAATTTTTTGCACTTTTTTGCCCATTTTTTGCACTTTTTCGTGGCCACTTTTTTGGCCAAAAGTGGGCAAAAAGTGGCCAAATGGCCACTTTTATTGTTAAATTTATGTTAATTTTCCAATTTTTGCCTCAAAGTTTTGCAACAAAAGTGGCCAAAAATATAAAAGTGGCCACAAAAATGGCCAACGATTTTTGACCCCAAAAACGGTCATTTTTCGACCTTGGTACAAGCCCCCTCTTTTTTGAGGTTTTTTACGATGTTTTTGCATAATTCATGGTGCCTGCAAAACACCGTTGTCTCTACCAAATCATAGCCGTTTCCAATGATATCTTCGCAAGTCAAAGTGGCTTTTTTAACCTCTGCTTCGAACCATTTACAGTTCTGACAGTATTCATCAACATAAAGACATATCGACATTTTTTCATCCTCTCCGATTCACTCAACTAAAATAAATCCAATGGCTGTAAGTACGATACCTACAAATAAGCCTATTATAAATCCGTCTCCAAATTTCATATTTTGTCTCCTTTGAGCTTTCGTGCTTTGTACAGTGCGCGTTTCCATTTACCGTGATACCACGGGAATAGCAGGAAATATCGCTCCACCTGCCCGTGATGAATGATTGTTTTCATGTTGCCCCCATTGTCGGGGGCGATGCTACTGAGGAATTGAGTGCGCACGTTCAAATGCTGTTATCGTTTCCTGCATAGCATCACCCCCTTTAACCGAAGATGAATCTGATTATTCCAATGATACCACAGATTACAAGAATCCACTTGCAAACTTTATCCGCTGTCATAATCTTATTCTTCCTGTTCCTCATTCGGTTCTGACTTAAAGCTGTCTTTAACTAATTGCATTCGGTATGTGTCCACGCATCACCGACCAAATGCAATTCGCGCTCTGCTTCGCACCAAGTGCTGTTGGATGGATATTATCAACTAAATACTGTGGTGTGTTCTCGCTGATTTGGCTCTCTGCGTATTCCTTGATCACCGGGATTCCAAGGCTTTCAGCAACCTTTGCAATTTCCTCATAATACTCATACTGTGTAAGCCCTGCACCATTGATTGCAGTTGTACTGCAATCAATATTGCTGTAATTCCTGCCATAAGGGTCAAGGATAAGGAAAATCGTAAGGTTCGCGTTCTTGGACAGCATATAATTCAATGCAGACCGCACACACCCGCAAACGCTTGTCTCTGTGGTGTCCCTCCAAGTGCCTAACGTTTTATTGTAATACCAATCATTCACAAACCCTTCAAGCAAGCACACACGTTTCCCGGCATATCCAGTATATCCTTTGATCGCTGTCAGCATATTGCCATAAATATATGACGAACCGATGCCTTGATTGTCAAACGTGATACCGATCATATCAGTCAAATATTGCAAATATCCACCTGTCGTTTGCGCTCTGTATGTCAGCGATGTCCCGAACGCCACGCCAGATAATCCATCAAACGGATTTGCATCAAGGTTATCAATTTCGGCTTGCAGTTGCTCTATTTGGCTATTCTTCGCGAATGGGTCGCTCTTTATCGCATATCCTTCGCAGAACGCAGACCCGAAGAAGTTGAGATAGATATACTTCGCATTGCTCGGTATAGGCATCCTATACTGTCCGACAACAACGGGATTTCTCGAAATCAGCAGATTGTCTTCATCAGCAAATCCGCAGAAAATTGAAGTACTGACAGCGATTCCAGTTACAGATAGTACGCTGAAATCCACTTCATACATCCATTCCTCTACATCAATTTTACTATAAGAGAAATTGGTCCCAGCTTTTATTTCCAATTCTGTATCTGAATTTGCAATGAGTTTACAATATCTTCCAGATACAGTTCCAGTCGTATAGTTAACAGGTTCTGCATCTAACTTATTTTCAATAACTTCAACATTTCGTTCAAGTGCTTCGACATCTTGTTCAAGAGATTTAATAGATTCATTCTGTTTGTCATATGTGTCAAATCTGCTAACTGGATAAAATGTCGCATTTCCTGAATGAGTATCATCTTCCATTATTATTAAAATGCCATTGTTGTTGAATGTTGGCTCAAGGCTCGTCTCATAACCAGGACCGTATCTTGTTACACTTCCCGTCGTTTTATCGATGAATTCTGCAACAAACGAAAATCCGCTAATACTATTTGTGGCTAATTTAACTTGATCCCCCTTTTTTACAGGAAGCCAATAGGCGTATTCTCCGTTCAAAAATTCAATAGTGTTTGTTGACCTATATGCGTGTGTATGTATAGCGGTGGCATCATTTATTGTCCATACAAAATTCCGATTAAAATCATTTTCCGTAAACCCCTGGTATGGATAATCTGCTAATAAAGATATATCTGGCACAACGTTGGCATAAATAGTCAAATACAAATATTTGCAATCATTGGGTATTATAAACACAATGTGTTTATATGATTGACTTATTTTCCAATCTGCGCCTGATAGCGATCTCGATACAACACCATTACTGTTTTCACAAACATAATGATAGGTTGTACTTCCAAGGTTGTAAACTGGAGATGTTTCCCCTGTCCATTTTTCAAATATAAACACTATTTTATCAACAGGAATTTTATATGTGTTATACCCAGTTAATTTTGTTTCAACTAAAGAAGCATTGAAATATGTATCCTTTTTATACAGATATTGTTCAAGCGCATTCGACCCGATTGTCCCAGCTAACCTATTTATCTGGCTCTTTAAGTCAGAAACGTCCCCCGCTAAATCGTTAGCGACAACCGCCAATTCAACCTGCGCCGCATTCCAGCTACCAGCCGCGTGGTCGGTCGTAAAGCGGTACAGATTGCCGTCATACCACATGTACTGCCCCGCCGTGTAAGCCGTGGAAGTGTCGAAGGTGGGGGCTACCGCATTTTTAATGCCATTAACTCCAATTTCGTTTGCAATTAATCCCTTTGCTTTTTCTGTCATTGTGCCGTCAGTATATAACATTTTACATCACACCTCACTTTATAAACGGCGCGAGGGCGTAGCCCATCATTTTGTAATAATCCTCGGTAGGATGAATTCCATCTCCCAACATACTGTCCATGTTGTATCTGTTCGCCGCACAAATGCTGCCAACGTCGACTGTTCGCACACCGCAATACTCGGCGCATTCTTGGATAGCTGCCTTATAATCCGCGAACGTTTTGTTTTCATGGTTGTGCGTACCCAACGCCCAATTGTTCGTTTCCTTCGCATACAGTATGCCGTTTTTGACGGAATCGTACCAGTTTCCGTCGTTCTGGATTTCAAGCGCCTCAGCGACCCGATTAATTGCGCCACTGAATTTTTGAATGTCAGAGTCATTTAAATCTATGACCTGATTCGGTCTTGGTTGTCTCATAATACCCTCCCGTATATTAGTTGTTTCCAATAATGTCAAGCACAGCCTCGATGATTGCTGCTTTATCATCTTCCGTCCAATAGTCGACCCCTCGAGTCGGAGTTACCCCGTCCATGACATTAAACACATCCGCACCCGCTGCGTCAAATATAGTAACCTGATGCCCGCCGGTAATGTCAGTGACCGTTACAAGCGGAGAGATACCTGCAGATCCTGTCGCGCCCTTATCACCTCTATCTCCCTTATCTCCTTTATCGCCCTTAGCACCTTTTACGCCGGTCGCACCGCGAGGTCCTACAAGACCAGCAAGCTGCTCAGGGGTGAAGTCAGAATATAAAAACGGATCGCCTTTATCTCCCTTGTCACCCTTAGTTCCTTTCGCACCGGTAGCGCCCGTAGCACCAGTCGCGCCTGTCAGTCCGCGATCGCCTTTGTCACCCTTATCGCCTTTATCTCCTTTTTCACCCTTGTCCCCTTTCGGCCCTACAAGACCTGCCAGCTGCTCAGGGGTGAAGTCAGAATATAAAAACGGATCGCCTTTG